TTGTTCATTCGGCGTATGCTCTCCTGGTGAAAATACTGCAAAGGATAATCTTATATCAAAATCACTGCTCTCTGCATTATCTTCTCCATTATCAAGACCTACAATGATACAAGGCATATTACTTTCAATATTATTTGGTAAATATCCTTTAGGTGGAATCCATCCAACAAATACATTGGGATGGACTAATTCATAATGCATAATGTTGTCGTCACTTGGTTTTTGAAGTGCTATTTTACAAGCCACTGTTTCTTGCAAGTACTCCTTAAGTCTATCCAATATACTAGCTGAACTCATCTAAGTCTGCCTCCTATGCTAAGCATGCTTCTTTCTATTTCATGTTGCAGCCTCTCATTAAACTTATCAGTTGCAAAATTTTGTATTTCTTCTGTTAAATTTTCATTTGTAATCATTTGTGGAATAGATAAAGTCCTCAATACTTTTACTGGAAGTCTTTCCGCACCTTCTCTTTTAAAGATATTGTATTGCATCCCCTCAGCTGATCTAGCACCCGTTGTCATTACGAATGGTTTCGGTGTTGATTGAATGATTTTCCTTCCTCCATTTTTCTTAATGGTTGCCTTCACCTTATATTTCCTGCTACTTGGAGTACTAGGGCTATGTGGAAAGTGGGCTAAACTGAGAGCATTCCCCTTTGATGTAAGGGAAGCTTCTAAATTCGATCTAGTGGGTCTTTTGATACCACCTCTAAACGAATCCTTTACCTCTTTAGCTTTAATGGCATAGTCCTTGGGAACAATTCTGCCTATCTGCGTAATCACCTGATCCATTGTTCGATTAAGTGCATGATATGTGGCTTCCCCTACCTCCCTCTCAAAACCTCTAAGTTCAACAATTAATGTTTCTATTCTTCCAGTATCTATTAAAACATCTCTTGCCATTTAATCTCCTCACTCTAAGTTCTGACTTAGAATAATCTCATATATTCCCATATCTTTACGGATATTGAATATAGACATCTGTTTTCCATCAAATACAATAGGCATACCCTGTTTCAGATTTTTATTAATATCGTTTTCCTTAACGAATATTAATAATTCTCCAACGGATATGCCGTCATATTCTTTTTTTGACCGTTCTATAAGACGTTCATTGTCAACCACACAGTTAATTACTTTTCCATCCAAAGTATGTGAATCGGCAAACTCACTCACATTAAAAAAGACGTTAATATCTTTCTGTAACTGTGCTTTGAAATTAAGAATCGCCATTTTCTGATTTCAGCTCCTCTATCGTATCCAGGATAAGCGGAATCATATCATCTTTTTTCATCGTGGCCGCAAGCTCTATACCTAACTTTCTGCCATACTGCTGCAACCAGTCTTTATTCTTTTTATTGAGTTCTTCCTCAGATAAATAAGTGATTTCTTCCTCTGCAATCTCACCTTGCACTGTTGCTACCTTAAGTTTTACTAAACGTTTAGCCTCATCCACAGTCGCTTCAAATGTGTCGCCTCTTTCAAAGGTGATACGCCCACCGTCTTTACGCCTACTTATTCTTGATAATGCTGTACATAATACCATTTTCATTCCCCCATCCTATTTATAATACATCTGCCACATACCAGCTATCTACATCATCCGGCTTTGGCAGTGGTCTTGAGGTCATTCTTAAAGTCTTAATATCATTTTTATCATCTGTCATGACTTTAGGTACAATCTCAGCTTGATAAGTGACATACTCACCATTTTCAAGCTGTGTGATACCACCATATTCAAATGATCCCACTTGTTCGGGTAAAAGAATAAGCTTGCCTGATGGCAGCATAGCCTGCTCCACGCCCTCGTCATCAATAAACCACTCATCATAGGCATAGATATCCAGATCTAGTTCTGTAAGTCTTCCCAAGAATGTAAGGGATGTGTCTACAATTCGAGGCTCAATTTTTCCAGTAGACATGTTTAAAATATTAAGCTCAGCTTTTACTTTGCTGTGGGTTTTAAATGCCTGATAGACATCTGAAGACATCACACAAGATGTTGGAGCTTTTCCCGTTGCTTTAATAACAGCCCTTCTCCATTTAGATAAATCTTCTAATGGGTTAGAATTAGCATGTGACCATAAAGCTTCTCCAAACAACGTGTCTTTATTGGTAAATCCAAAATCTATCTGGACATCAACCCCGTCATCTTCATCTAGTACATTAATCTGTCCTGATAAGATGATCTCTCTGGCCATCCATTCTTTACGGCGCTGAATGGATTCTTCTAAATCCGTCATGTCCTTAGCCAATAACTCATTGGAGCGTTCCTCTGGTGTTTTAGCACTGTATATGTTTTCTCCAAATCCTTTTTTAGTGATATCATCAACCGTCATAGGTCTTTCAGGGGCCACTTTAGGTGTCTGTAAAAGCTGTGTTTTATAGCCGCTCCGCTTCATAACCTTTCCACCAACCCTTGGCGCTACAAATGGGGCCATGATGCGTTTACCTTTTTTAATTTCGAGTTGTAGAATTTCAGCGATATGCGGATTTGAAACTGGGAAAAACGATGCAAAAAAACTATGTATTGGTTTTTTGCTCTCTAAAGCTTGTAACATCTCTCTTGTTGTAAAATCTGACATATTAATTACCCTCCTTAACGGTTCCTGTGTAAATACCTAGTTTTCTTAATTCCATTTCATAATCCCCTAACGCTGTACCCTCTGCAAAACTCAGTGCCCCTGCATTAAAATGCCCTGTGATATATACAGTGGCAATAACATCTGCTTCAGCTGCATTGACATTATCGGTCAAAATACCTTCCACACGATCTGTCTCTTTTGTCTTATCCGCCAGTGTACCCTTCTTGGAGACTTCATCTAAGGCAATCACACCGCCTCTTTTTGCAATAGTTCCTTGCTTAATAAGGATTCCCTTAGTAAGTACGTGTACCTTATTGCTTACAAAAAGACTATCCGGCTCATAAGATAAACCGTTTTGAATTAAATTAGACATCTTATTTCACTCTCCTTTTATCTGAATTTAAACAGGTTGCTAGTGCAGATATTTTTTCTTGTTTCTTTTCTTCGTTGTTAGTAAGATGCGTATCTCCTGCTGTTACTACACCATTGGCACCTGAATTTTTACTGTCTTCACTTAAGTTATTCATGAAATGACTGGCTTTGCTTTTATCATCCTGCAGTGCCAGAAAGGCCAATTTTTCTGCATTCATCGGCTCTTCAAACTTTGCTTTTTGAACCAGCTCATCAGATATATTGACTGCGATCATTTCAATATTCTTGATGCGTTCTCTCTCTTCTTGTGCGCCTTCATCTTTTGCAGAACTTTGAATCTGATTAAATAAATCCGTGTGCTGCTCCTTAAATTCATCTAATGTCATGTGCTTTTCTCCTTCATCTTTGTTATTTGATTTATCGTCAAGCGTAGCCATGGGTACGTGCTGACCTTTAGTAAAGTTACTCATAAATCTTTCTTTAAAAGCTTCTACATTGCCGCATTTAATCAGTTCATTGACGATATCCGTCTTTGGAATAGCAAATCCTTCATGCAGTGCGGCTATCGCTTGCTCTGGAATCACATCATCTAGCTCACCATTTTCTACAAACATAATCTTATCGACCAGCTTTAACTTTAATGCCTGCTGAGGAGAGAGCCATGTCTCTTTATCCATTAGATCTTTGATTTCCTCTTCACTCATCCCAGTTTTTAGCCTATAGGCATTAACGAGTGTTTTGTCCACTACCTGTAGCATCTGGCTTGTATCATCCATTACACGATAATTACCTTCATTGCCTGTAGAAGCGCAGTGTATCATCATCTCTCCAGTAGGACTTATCCAGCACTCACTGGCTTGGGCGACAATACTAGCTGCACTTGCAGCTAACCCTACGATTTTATTTAATACCTTCCCTTTGTATCCCTTTAATGCGGTGTAGATCTCACTGCCTACATAAGTTGAGCCGCCATAGGAGTTGATATGGACTTCAACCTCTTCGCCTTTTGCCTCTTCGAGTCCCTTATTAACCATAGCTGCTGTTGTATAGGGGTATCCCATCCATGCATAGGCCCATTCGTATTCTTGAGGAATGATAAAACCTTTAACATTAATTACTTTTGGCAAGTCTAATCACCTTCTTTCCTATTGATAGCTTTCATTTTTCTTTCTTCTAGGGTAAGCTGCTCCACATTTCTATCAAAATCACTGCCATTGATTTCAATGGCTTCTCTTTCTCTTGTGGATACCCCTAATTCTATTCTTTTTTCTGCTGCACTCACCTCCTTAACAGGATCAAGCTGTCCTGGAGCTGGCCCATTCCATTCAGCTCTGCAATAAGCTTTTCTTATAAGAGGATCATTAAAGAATCCGGGCGCTTTAATCCTCCCTATTGCAATGGCTTCTGAAAGCCATACTTCATAAGCTGGCTGACAAAAATCAGCAGCAAACCAGTTCCGGCGCATTCTAAAAGCCTTCCACGCTTCCAGCAAGGCAGCACGGGATGCTGAATAACTGGCGGTGAAAGACTTGACTAACAGTTCGTATGGGATTTCTAAAGCAGCGCCTACATACTTACACATGGAAGAAACAAAGCCGTCAAAATTGACATTAGGTCTTTTAGAGTCTGCAATTTCTATACTCTCCCCTGGTGCTAAAAGATTAACCTGACCGGGGCCTAATTTATAATCTGGTGTATCTATAGGCTTGCCATATTCTTGATTAAGTCCTTTGAAGTCTTCATCTGTATCCTCTGGAGAATCGGTCTTAATGAATACTGTAAAAAATCCATTAATAACGGCTGCCATAAGCTCTGCTTCAGTGTATCTAGTCAGCTGCTTTAAGCTTTCAATAACTGGGGCCAGATAAGGCACACCTCTATACTGCTCCGGTCTTTCGGCTTCCATGACATGCAAGATATTAGGTAGGCCTGTTTTATGACCAATGGATTGGACTCTTTGCCACTCCTTCTTTAGTCCCTCACTTCTTGGATGTGTATTGCATATATGATACGCAATAACTTGGCCATAACTATCAACCTCTACACCATTTAAAATCCGGTTACCCCCTTGAGACTTCGCTTTTGAATCTATATGACCTGCAGTGGATTTTGGATTGCATATACGATCACTTTCTATGAGATGCAGTTTTAGTCCATAGGGCATATAGCTTTTTGTCTCCATGTGCCGGATCAAAGCGAAACTATCGCCATTTAAAAGCCAAGCCATTATAGCTATCTGCTGTAATTCATAAAAGTTGTTAAGCCCTACACAATCACAAAACTTAGAATCTGCCCATAAATTGAACTCTTGCTCTACTTTCTTTTCCCATAAATCTGCCTGCTCCTGAGTTATGCCAAGCACACTAAAGTCCACCCGGCTTTTAAGCCTTAAGCCTGCACCTACCACATTGGTTCGGGTCGTCTTAATGGCTGATGTGGCAATAGGGGCATTCATAAATAGGCTTCTTGACCGCTGCCTTAAAACGTCTAAGTTGAGGTCAATGTCCTCAAAGGCACTTTTGCTTTCTGCATTCCATGCTTTCATAGATTTTTTTCTTTTAGAAGCGCCGGATTCATCATAGCCGCTGTTCATGATATCTATTTGTTTTGCCATATTGAGCCGCATTCTTGCAGCTTGCCGCTTCAAGGCCTTTTCTGGATTAACTGCTTCATAATACCGATCTATTACATTCACCTATGTACCTCCTAATCTATTGGAATGACCTGTCTGACTCTCGAACCGCTGTATTCTAGTCGCCGGATCTCTTTTTGAAGTCCATCTATTTGCTTCACGACATGGGATAAGTTGGCTCTATTCAGTGTCTGACCGCCTATGGTATAGGATTGGCCTGTTAATATAGCCTGTTCAGCCTCGTAATACATTGCAAGCCTTAGTTTTGCCATTTCTAGCCTTGTACTCATTAAACATCAACCCCTTGTCCTATTGCCCCTCTTTTTCGAGGAAACGCTTTATTTTTATGAGCTCTTTTCATGTAATTAATGCCTTGGTCAAGCTTTGCCCTTAATAAGCCCCAATTTGGATTCAAAATTTGCACTGCAGCTGTGGCATAGTTTCTAAGATCTAAAGGTTCATTACGGGTGCCGGACTTTTTAATCCATTCAAGTTTCGATTGTCCTTTTTTATCTGTTGTTACAACCCTCTGCTCACTGGTAAGTCCTTTCATATAGGTTTCATTGTATCCTCTGTCCACATTGATGGGAAAATGACAATAGCCTGGACCTATTTCAGTCGTATTAAGTCTGGACATAATAATTTCTTTTCCTTGATCTACCCCAAGAATAAATATTCTTACACCATTTTTGGTATTAGTGGTCTGCTGATAAATCAGTGGTAGTCCCACGCCGCCCTTTCCTTTGATACCGTAAATACGCTTTTGCTTTTTCTCCATCTTTTTTAAGAAACTATAGGCATTATCCGTAAAATGGCCACCTGTATCTAGACAAGTGGCTGCTATTAAAAGACCTGTTCCATTTCCAAAACTGAATTCACTGTCTAAGTATTCCTCCAGCTCCTCCCATGTTTTGTCTTTTTCGATATCCCCAAAGATAGTATGATACTGAATGCCCCAGCTTTCAAAACCTTCGGCCCATCCTACCACTTCAATCTCAAATCTATTATCCTGCACGTCCACTCCAGCTGTTAAAACAATCACTTCATCCGGAAGATCTGCTTTATAGTTTTCTCTTCTACTTAACAAGGAATCCTCTTCAGCCCCATCCCCTTTCAGTTCCCAAGTGATTCCAAGAGAGGTGTTATTAAATACTTTGAGCTGCTCTGTGCTCCGTGTCTCCTTGTAATGCTTATAAGCAGCTTTAAAATCTGCTATGATTTCATCCCAATGCTTCCACGGGGAGGCCATTTCATTAAGATGAAAACCCCTTTTTCTACTATTATCATTTTGTGACACCCATTTCCCCGGTTGCTCTTTCCATTCGACCTCAGTAAATCTTTCTTTGCAGCTTAAACACTCCATGGTTACATCTTTAAAGTGCAGTCTGTTAAATTCATAAGGCTGATAGGTACCACAACAAGGACAGGCCACACGCCACTGCTCTTTACTGCTTGAGTCATATTCCTGCTCTATTCTTGAAAGTCCTTTGATTGTGGGCGTTGATACATAAACCTTCTTTCTGTTCCAAAATGTAGTTGTACGCTTTTTTGCAAGGTTAACTGGATCTCCTTCTGTTCCTGCACTGGCCGGATAGCGGTCTACTTCATCACATAATAAAACTTTTATAGGCCTTGAGGCTAATCCTGTAGCCGCATTGGCCCCAACTATGGTTACATGTCCCCCTGGAAACTTTTTATGGAGAATAGTATTTTCGCTATCCCTACTCTTAGGATCTTTGACCTTTTTATTTAAGGCTGGCGTGTCTCTAATCATGGTTGCCAATCGGTCTTTACTAAAAGCCTGTGCCATAGAATCAGTAGGCTGCATAACCAGTATGGGTGACGGATCATAGTCCATATAATAACCTAA